CTGAGCATACCAAACATGGACGCCCCGCTCTTGCACCCTTAAGGGAGAGTGGACATAACAAGCAAAAATTACGTGCCCATAGTGACTACTACTGGAACGATGCAGTTAATGATTGGGCATTAACGCACTCTGACTGGGCTGACATTATGTGCGAAAGCAAGGCTAAGAATCTTGCAAGTTTTAAATTACATGAAAGAGCAAAAGCAAATGGGTTTATTTGACATTTTTAGAAAGAAAGCAGAACCAGCTAAGGTAACTGAACCTGTTAAGGAAAAGAAACCACGCAAGCCTAAGGAAAAGAAGGAAGAGACTACTTCAACTGACAAAGACAAAGCCAATGCTGATGGTTTGCCTTATGTTAATATCTTAAAAATGGAAATTGATCCATATGATATTAACACGGGTGCATTTGAATTAGATTGGAACGATAAATTCGTATTGAATTTGATTAGGGCAGGTTATAAACAACGTGATGACGATACTGATACAATCATTGTTGAAAGATGGTTTCAAACGGTTTGCCGAAACGTAGCACTTGAACTCTATGAGCAACAGCAAGCTGATCCTGAGAATCGGGCAATGGCTACGGATATGCGTGTGGTCAGACAGCGTGATTTGGGCGGTGGACGAACAGAAGTTAGTTGACAATAAATCCATTTGGGTATATAATGTCTATACTAACTAAGAAAGTAAGTAATGGCAGCTATACCCTTCAATACATTCAAATCCTCATGTGAGGAACGCGGTTACACGGAACGTGTTTATGAGGAACAAAATAACTGCGTACTTTACACTAACAATGGTGTAAAGTGTGAGATTAAAAAGAATCACTATACAATAGGATGGCTTGCACGTCCTGAAGATGTAGCCGAAATGCGTAAGCAACTTTTGGCACAGGGCTTTACTGAGAAAATAGGCAAGCGTAGCGAACGCAAAGATGCCAAAGACTTTATGAACATTCCTTTTGATGGGGATGTACTTGAAAACTTTTGGATCATAGTTGGTACTATTGAAGCTATTGAAACTATTGTCCGCAAGGTACGTGGACAGGCAATTAAACCTATCCCCCGTGAAGTAAGCGAACGTAATATCTTTGAAAAGATTGCCAAACGTTTCAAATACTTTATTGATAGCGAAGATGGATTTGGTCTAGAGAATACACGTGCATTGCTTGAGGGTGATAGTATTGACCATTTAATTACAATAGGTCAATCAGTAAAACGCACAAAAGAAAATACATACCGTGAACATATTGTTCCTTGTATTCTAATTTACAATCAAGCGGTTACTATGACTATGGAAAAACGTAGTGTAACCGAAATAGCACAAATGATTAAAAATAATTTGGCTATTGTGTTGATTACAAACGAGGAAGCAGAATTGCTTGACAATGAATTAGACATGCAAACAAGTATGCCCGAAGGTTGGGATTTCGGGGATAGTGTTTTTGCAAGACTTACTGTTGCCCAAATACAATTGAAATAATCTAAATAGTAGTATATAATAGACATATGAAATACGCACTCATTGACACAGCAAACACATTCTTCCGTGCCCGTCACATTGCATCACGTAATAGTGATACATGGGAAAAGATTGGTATGGCCCTTCATCTTACAATGGCTAGCACTAATCAAATTGTTAAAAAGTTTGGAATTGACCACGTAGTATTTTGTTTAGAGGGCCGCAGTTGGCGCAAAGACTACTATGCTCCTTACAAAAAGAATCGTATAGTGGATACAATGTCTCAGACAGAGGCTGAAGTAGAAGAAAATAAAATGTTTTGGGAAACATACGAAACTTTTACCACGTATCTTAAAGAGAAAACAAATGTAAGTGTATTGCGTGATCCTAAGGCAGAGGCTGATGACTTGATTGCCCGTTTCGTTCACTTGCATCCTGATGACGAACATTTTATTATCAGTAGCGATACTGACTATGTTCAGTTAATCACAGAAAATGTAAAACAATATAATGGTGTTGCTAATCAATTGATTACACTTGAGGGTTATTTTGATGACAAAGGTAAAATTGTCAAAGATAAGAAAACTAAAGAACCCAAACTATTAGAAGACCCAAAGTATTTGCTGTTCAAAAAGTGCATGAGGGGAGACGGTACGGATAATGTATTCAGTGCTTATCCGGGTGTGCGTGAAAAGGGCAGTCAAAAGAAAGCTGGATTAGTTGAGGCTTATCAGGACCGTACTAAGCAAGGTTTTGATTGGAACAACATGATGTTACAACGATGGGTAGACCATGATGGTGTTGAGCATCGGGTACGTGATGACTATGAACGCAACCGAGTATTGATTGACTTGACAGCACAGCCAGAAGATGTTAAACTATCAGTAGATACAAACATCCGTGAAGGTGTTCGTAGAACTACTATCCCACAAGTTGGAATTCACTTGATGAGATTTTGCGGTAAGTATGATTTAAATAAAATTTCTGATAATGCAGACACATATGCAAAATGGCTTAACAATCCATATAAAGGTAATTTAGTATGAACGACAAAATTAAAGAATACATGAAACAAGCTGGTACTGACACTAGTGGTAAATGGATGGGTACAGAACATGCAGAAAAGTTCGCCCTGTTGATTATCAAAGAATGTATGGGTATTGCACATAATGTAGGAAACATTTCTGAACCCGATGATTTTGCATTGGACAGGTGCTATGAGATTGAGCAAAGAATTCAAGACCGTTTTGGAGTTGAAGAATGAAATTTAAATTAGGTGATTTTGTTAGAAAAGTTTCTGGTTCGCAATGGCATGGTATTATAGTAGGTACATACTCAACTGAGTTAACTCCTGAAGGGTATGCAGTTGAGAGTTGGACTGAAAAGGGTTCAGTACAAATATATCCTGCAAAGGCCCTTGAGGCATGGGAAGTTCCTAAAGATGACTAAAAAGATATTTTATGAAAAGATTGGTCGCAGGTATAAACCTGTGTATGAATACGACCAAACATTAATGGATGCGTTCCCTAAAGGTGCTCATCTTGTAATGTGCTATCCAGGTGGACAAAGCACACGGTATAATGTTAAAATTGATTATGCTCCCTTGATTGCGGCGGCACGTGTTGCTGAGGATGCAATTTGTAGTGCTATTCATAGGGCCAGTGAAGCAAAGCCCAAAGAACAACCTATTACCGAAAGACAGCGCAAAGCGTGGCAAGAAATGAAAGCTGCCTTTGGTGATGAATTTTTTAGTTTAAATTATGGTAGCATTCGTGACTACTCAGAGGCTGGTATTAAAGCCATGATAGATGAAGCTGAAAAACTTATGACTAACCCATCAGTAAAGAAAGCCTATGAACATTTTCATTTGGTATGTGAACTAACTAAAGAGAACCAAACGTGAAAGATAAAGATATTCAAATTAACGGTCTTACACCAGAGCAAGTACAAATGCTTGATATGATGTGGAGTATTGAATCATCAGATGATATGGACGATTGGCTTAACAGCCTTTCTGAAAGAGAAATTAATTTAGCTAACCAACTTAAAAATCTGTTAATGATTACACTAATAGATGAGACTGTGGAAGATTTTGAAATGGCAAGAACTTATTTGCAAAAGTTTACATTATGATTAACATACAAAAACCAGAACATCGTATAAAAACAATTAAGCCAGGTGACGTCGGTTGGAGTATAATCAATGGACTAACAATAACACCAAGAGCTGGATTTGAAATTAGTCAACGATGTCCTGAGAATTATCGAAGTTTGATTCAAGAGTGTATTCAGCATGGTTGGATTAAACCAATCGCATATGTGAAAGAAAGTGAATATGTTTGGGAAGAATTATCAAAATGATACAATTTGACTTTGAAATACAACATCCTTATCCTAAAAATAACTTTAAGGCTTTTTGGAATAAACATGCGACCTTATCTAGATATAAGGCTTTGGAAACAGAAATCTACAAAGACCCTGAATGCATTTTTGGTTTAGGCTTTAGATTTTCATTTCGAGGTCATGACCATGCAGGATTAAGAATCAATCTAGGATTTTTTACCTATCGTTTTGACATGCATATATACGATACCCGACATTGGAACTATGAAACCAATAGTTGGTAATTTACCCTTTACACTTGAAATCCATAGAAATAACTGTTAACATAAGAAAAGGTATAAAAAATGACACAGGTACTAATTGCTAAACCAGTAGTTAAAAATCAATTTTGGATAGTTACTAACGGCACAGAAAAAGTAGGAAACGTTCTTGCTGAGGGTAGTGGCTTTGAGGTTAAATTGAATGGTAACAAACAATTTTATAAAAACACATCAGCTATTCAAAAACAAACTAAAATTGAATTTCAACACCCCGGGGCACCTAAGGTAAAACAAGAATTACCTCTTAGTGAATATCCCACTACAAAACGTGTATTCAATTCAATTGTTGATATTAAACGAAAAATTCATTTGTTTACCAAAACACAAAAGAGCAAATGCTATCATGCCGCAGGATGGTTTGTATTGAAACAAAGTGCTGAGCCTGAAGTTATTTTTTGTCCTAAGTATATTTTTGTACAAAGATACCCATATTCAGGTCCTTATAAAACAGAGGCCGAAGCATTGAGTATGATAAATACACACAATGATTAATACTAAAAGATTTATCGATAGAGTAGCTAGTGTTGATAGCAGACAAGGAAAAGACGTGGTCATTCCTTTATCTGAGGCTAGGGGTTTACGTGACGAACTAGCAAAGTTACTTATAGATAAAGCTGAAGAATTACAAAACAAACCTGAAGAAGTAATTCAAGTACAAATTACGGGAGGTTCTTTCAAATGAGCAGAACTCAACCCAAAGTACTTGTTGAAATGGTAGACAAGAAAACATATAAATGCGACCAAATCGTAGAAGCCAGTGGTATTTGGGCTGTGTTTTATGACCGACAACCAATCAATTTGAAAAGCCAACATTACTTAGATAATGAAGCTACACCTAAATACAAGAAAACAAGTTTTAGTAATCCTGGACATGCAAGAAATTTATGCAGAAAATTAAACGACCAGTTTAAAACTAATAAATTTACAGTTGTGTTTATGAATAATGGTACAACTGTGTACCCAGATGAATAGAAGACATCTAAAAGAAACTATTACTAAAGCAGTACTAGCGCAATTACCGTCATCTGAATTTACACCGCAGGTAATAAAAGATTGGTGGCTTACTAAGTCAGGCGATAGCCTTAGATTATCTCAACTAGGTGACATGGCATTTCGTCATGCAGAGATAGAATTCTTTGACTTACCCCTTGAAATCACACAAAACAATTGGCACAAGTTTATACTTGATTGTGGCAAAAAAATCAAATGCCCATATTACATAGGGGTAAATACTGATGACGGCAAAAAGAAAGCTATGTACATAAGGTTGTATGATAGTAAGATTGCCGTAGTTATGACATTGTATGGGGACATACATAGCTACTTAGATTCAATAAAGGTGAAATAATGACTGAAGAAAAGAAAAGCAAGAATCCATTTATCAACATGGCTAATGAAGCTAAAAAGAAAAACAATATTCCAAATGCCAAACACTTAGAAGGTAAGATGCCTAAGGTTAATACTAAGGGTTTTGGTGGCAGTAGTGTTGTTCGCAGAACTGGTCGCGGTGGTTAATACCAAATACCTTCGTTACGCATTCGTTTAGAAAAGCTAGCGTAGTTACTGCAAATCCCATAGCATCGTAATTTTATGGTGCTATACATTCCCCTATCCTGAATTTCAGGAAGAAAAATAATACTAGTGTTATTGATTGCAACCGTACCAGGAGTAATCAACTGCCCACCACTAGTAGTTACAGGAGTATTTTCTTGTTCATTGGGAAACCAAAAGTAATTAGGATAAGATTTAGCCGGCTGAGTTGGTAACCAAGTTTGCATTTCCTGATTCATTGCATTAAGAAAAAATCGGTTACCTTGAATAAATTTTTCACTGACTACTGTTCTGGGTTGGTAAACTCCCAAATAGATAACACCATCTATTCTCCAAACATTTTGTAATACAGCATACCCATGATTGAATGATTTTCCAATTTGGTCTGGTGTACCGGCATACTCAAAGTTTGTGCCGTCGTAAATTCCTTGATAAGATATATATTGCATACTGTATTTAGTAATCGGGTAAGAACTTGTCAACGAAAGTGTAGGCAAAGGCGTTATATATATGTAGACACATGAATCTACACTAACTTTTAAAGGAAATATCATGAAATCAATCGTTACTCTAATCGCTACTCTAGCAACCGTATCAGCATTTGCACAACCTGCAAAAACCCCAGTAGCCGCAACACCAGCACCAACTGCACCCGTAACAGCACCAGCCGCTCCTCATAAAGCAGATGCACATAAGGACGAAATGAAGTTGGCTAAGAAAAAGGAAGACAAAAAGGCAGATGCCACTAAAAGTGCTCCTGCTAAAACAGAAGCTAAACCAGCAGCCGAAGCTACTAAGAAGTAATCCAACTAAATTTTCGTTATTTGTCTTAGATGACAATGACGATGATATAGACCTTGACGATGACGGATTAATAACTGGATATCGCCGTAAGGATGTAGACAAGTCAAGTAATCTTCAACCTGAACCAGATGAAGAATTAAGTGATTATGTTACAGTGAGATTAGCTTTAGCTAGGGCAAAGGCTTTAGTGAAATATAAAGAGACTTATGGAACGGCATAAGTATATAGGGAATGAAAGTTCCCTATATTTTTTTTATCATGTCTATACTTTCCGATTTTATAATACCTCAACTTAGTGGCCTAACGTTAGACACCACTGGACTTGATACCTTTAAGTATGCATTAGACAAAAATCATTTTAACAACTATCCTTATAGCATTAGTTACAAATACAATGTTAGGGGTTATCGTGATGACGAATGGCCTGAAAATTTAAGCGACTGTATATGGTGTGTAGGTGACAGTTTTACTAGTGGCCTGGGACAATCATATGAGCATATATGGCCTCAAGTATTAGCAAAAAAATTAAACATTCGCACTATCAACATATCAATGGATGGTGCTAGCAATGATTGGATATCACGAAAAATTGTAAGAATAGCAGATGTAATAAAACCAAAATTAATCATTGCTCAATGGAGTTATATAAACCGCAGAGAAAGTAATATAACAGCAGACAAGTTAAATGACTATGACAGAAGAATTTGGTATGTAAAAGAAATGCAATCCACTGAGGATGTTAAAAATTTAATAGGTAACATAAAAAATGGTCTACATGCCTGTAACAATCAAATAACACTACTTAATAGTTTTATACCAGGACTTATGGATGATGCATATATTAACCATTTTGAGGATGAGTTTGAGAAATTAAATGCATTACGTGTTAATTACGAGGTGCTCGATTTGGCTAGAGACGGGCATCACTACGACATATTAACGGCAACCAATTTTGTTGACAACTTGATGAAATCAAAGTATATTAATACTAATTAGTCTCACAAGGACTAAATAAAAGTACAACAGTTACAATTCTGTAAAAATTGATATAAACACACTTACACAGGAGAAAATATGTTTATACAACCATTATTAGGTTGGGTCAAAAGCCTAGCTGAATCTTTTCACAAGCCACAATCATATGGCTCAGCACTAGAAGCATATATTGCTTCAAAACACCCACAAAGCGCGGCAGATATTGATATGCTTACTCGCCAATACGAAAGAACTATTCAACGTCAAGGGTGGATAGCATGAAAAAAATACTTGATAATTTTTATAACTTCTTGTACCTTATGGGTAAAGCTAGAGCGGCAGCACATTTTGCTCAAATAGGTCGCCATGACCTTGCCAAAGACATGATGAATCTACCTAAATAACAAATAAGGAAACTATTATGTTTTCGCCATATTTTTATCCCACACATCTTCTATTTAAGGAAACTACGATGTTTACACCAGATTTTTATATTGACTTATTACAGACATCTAAAAAGATGACTACCAATCAAGTCTACAAGGATGCAGTATTAAACAAGGCATGCCATGCATTTATAGACGCCCAATCAGTATTTGCAAAAATGTTAGTAAAGAATACAATTGATATTACTGCACATAGTGTAGATTCGTATACAAAGATTTTCTTTCCAAAAGAAAAAACAGCAACGGCCTAAGCTGAGTCAAGAAGCCAAACAGACATACACACTATTTTAAAAGGAGATAATTATGTCAAACTCAAATGATTGGGCACCAAAATTGCCTGAAGTTAAATTCAACAAAAACGGTTATGAAATCCGTACAGATATCTTGGGCATGGCCAAAAGCCTAGTACAAGATGATTTCCATGCTAAATTCCAAGGTTGGGAAATGTCAACTGCCAAAGATGAAAAGACAGGCAAGTTGGTAACCACAGTGGGCATGCCAGAGTTTCCAGGACTTGACAAAGTTTTAGAAACAGCAGAAAAAATGTACGCATTTGTTAATGCTGGTACTACTAATAAGAAGTAATTCTTAATTATGTAACAATAGAGGATCTTTTGATCCTCTATCCATATGCGCTAAATAAATATATGAATGTTCTTATTTTAACTCCTGACCGAGTAGGCAGCACTTTATTACAACGATTAATAACTATATACATGGCAGGACATCAGTACGATAAACCTGTTATCAACTTACACGAACTTACTAATGGATTAGACATTAATTACAACACCACATATGGTAGAGAAATGTTAAGTAAACCTCCAATGTGGGATCGTGATAAATGGGGATACCATCAATCGTTAACTGAGATTATTGATTTACTAGAAAGGGCAGACCATTATAAAACATCTAGGTTAGCATTATATCATATAATAAACAGACAAGATTCCTTAGCAGACCAACTACGTTTTTACAATTACATTAATGAGAATTTTTTTATTATTTCAGCCAGACGAGAAAATTTATTTGAGCATGGAATTAGTTGGGCAATTTCTGCACACAGTAAAAAATTGAATGTTTACAGCCACGTTGAAAAATTAAATGTATTTTATGACATATATAAAAATGGTATTACAGTAGACCAAACTGTATTATGGAATTACCTATCTAAATATAAAAATTATTTAAAATGGGTAGAAAATCATTTTCAAGTTAATAGTTATTTTAATTATGAAAAAGATTTGAAAGATATTGAAAGTTATATTTTAAATTTAGATATTTTCCCCAACAAAGAAAAGAAGACTTGGAATGATATTTTTTCAATTGAATGGAATGATTGGAATAAATGTCATAAATTATTAAGTGATTTAGGTAGTGTAGAAGATATTGCATCATTGGGTTATGATGGTAATGAGGAAAATACTACAGAAAAAAAATTAATGGTAATTAACAAGTTAAGAAATAACTTATCATTAATGGATCAAAATTATTTAAAACAACATAGTGAAAAATATACCAGTACTTATAAAGGGATAAAAGAGTTAGTACAAACAGGTACACTTCCCACCGGTGTACCAATTAAATTACAAACATTAGCAGAGAAAAGAAAAATTATAAAAAACTTTGACCAATGTGTAGAAACATATAATATTTGGGTAGAAGAAAATAATTTAGGTCAAAAATATACCAATGATGAATTAAAATTAATTAGTAATGATGAAGTCAAAGATTGGTATAATGATGCACCCAAAACTTTATTGCTAGAATAAACTCGGTTGACATTAAATGGATAGTGTAGTACAATAGCTACATTATTGTCAACTCATGGAGTTTCTTATGTTCCGTAGTGTTATATGTACAACTGTACTTAGCCTTGTTCTTACAGCATGCGGTGGTGGGGGCGGTGCAACAAATTCTAGCGCACTACCCAATCCAACTTCTAGTCCTAGTGTAATTGTTAACCAAAATGGTTTCATACAACCAATTACAGTAAACAATTTTAGATTTGCTAGATTAGATTACCGATATGATACACAAACTGGTTCTGTAAATAAAGCAGGTGTTCATACAACATCATACGAAGCAGTTACCCCACTAATAGACCAAATCAAATCTATTGGATTTAACGGAGTGGTTATTCAATTACAAGCCCCGGTAAATGCTAAGACCGGAGCTATCAATGATGATCCTACTAATATTAAAGTTTTGCCTAAGGCTACTTGGCAAGTAGTTGATTATGCTAAAAGTCAAGGGTTAAAAGTTTGGATATCATTGGCTATTGTAGATAGTGTTTCAGATTGTTTCTTAACCCCTGACTTTACCAAATATTCTGAACAACAAATGTTTAACAACATTGCAAATTACGACAAGCCTATTGCCGCACTTGCAGAAAGTCATAAGGTTGACGGTATATTTGTTAGTGAAGGTAATTACAATTTTGATTCAGAGAGTCATGTTTATTACTGGCAGTATTTAATTTCTAATATCAAATCAATGTATTCTGGTAAACTTTCATATTCTACTCCTATGATTCAAGACACCCCAGTTTGGAATTATGTTGATTACCCTAGTATAATTTTATCAAATGGATTATCTAACACCCCATTAACTGATTTAAAAGCAATTACAAAACTGTATCATAATGATATCTATGGCATAGACCAAGTTAAAGTATTAAAAGACATTTACAATAAGTATGGTAAAAAGGTAATTTTGGGAATGGCTTCTAGCGGAGCTGATGTAGGAGTAGGAGTAATTCCCGCTGATTTTTGGGGCGCAATGTTTACAAACTTTGCTCTTGGTGCTACTCAGGCTAAAGTTGCAAATACTGAATTAAAATCACTTAAAGTAAAAGCATTCTTTGAAATAATTGGATTAGAATTAAGTGACGTTGCAATTGGTGTGAGTTTTACTGAATTCTCACCTTGGTTACAAGATAAGAATTTTAGTGATATTAATAATCCAGTATACCAATATTATTGCTGTAGTTGGGAAATTTCAAACGATTTAACTGAGCAAAAAACTATTAATAGCTATTTTAGTCAAGCATGGGGATATCATTCATTAATTACACTAAATTAATACAAAATGTTGTGTAAAAACAACACTATGGAACCCCCGATTTTTGGTTGACAATAAATGGATTTGGCTATATAATAGAATCTTAGACAGTTAGATGACGGAGAAAATCTATGAAAATCGGTGATATTGTGAAGTCTTTAGACTTTAATGGAATTGACAACTGCTACATGGTTGGTAAAGTTGTCGGTATTCAATTCGACGGCTTGTTCCGTGCTGAATTCATCAAGCGTGTTTGGGAAGGTGTCGAGGACAAAAAGTTCAAGACCGACTTTTTCACTGCCCCGGTTCAAGGTGAACAGTTCATGGATCGTGATGATTCTCCCCGTGTTATCGTAATCGGTTAAACGGTTGACAATAAATCGATTTGGGTATATAATAGAATCTTAGACAGTTAGATAACGGAGTAAGAAATGACTAAATTTATCAAAGCAGACTTCTCAGGTTCCGAGTACATCAACTATCAGGGTAAATTTGTTGCCCGATTCAAATACCAAAAAGGTAGCAAGGGTACGTTCTTGACGTTTTTGGCTAAGAATTTTACGGTTGAAGAGTATTTTGGTCGATTGGAAGGTGGCGAGGCTCCACTGAAAATTGTAGAATCCAAAGGTTACCTTCTCCCGCATATCAAAAAGTACCTCAAGCAAAACGGCTACGAGGTTTCTAAAGCAGGTTTTGACAAGTACATCCAAGAGCAGGTAGCTCAATACGCCAAAATTTGACAATAAATCGATTTGGCTATATAATAGAATCTTAGACAGTAAAGAAAAGGACTAGGAAATGCGTACAAAAACAGTGATTGACGGTTTGAAAAATTCTCAAAAATTCCGTGTGATTTTCAAGGGCGATGGTTCTGAAAACGATATTGGTATGTATATGACGGTCCAGCAAATGACCGAGCAATTTGCTACCGTTAACGCTAGGGTACTGTGCTGGGATGCACTAATTCAATTGTCATATTTGCGCTATGAAGCCAAACGCAAAAATGAACTGATTCCAACTGGTCTTGGTACTACTATTCGTGGCAAGCAAATTCAAGTGGACTTGGTATAATGTACAATTTACTTTACGTTGCTAATTTTGTATTCATGGGAACCTATGCGGATCTTCCCTCTTGTCAAAATGCGTTGTACGAAATATACGCTACCAAAGCTAACCCAGCCGGACAGCGTAGCCCTGAAATCGACAAAATGATCCAAAATAATCTTAAATTTGAAAAATCTTTCATCTGTGTCCCGGTGAAAAAAAGTTGACAATAAATGGATTTGGGTATATAATAGAATCTTAAACAGTTAGATAAAGGAAATAAAATGACTTTGCAAGAAATCAATAGCGCAATTATTTCAGGCTCTCTTACTAACGAGGACTTGAATAGTGTTATCGATGCGGTTAAATTCGCACGTGCCCGTATTGTTGAACGCAACAAGTGCGTATTGGGTAAAGGCTCGATTGTGAAATTTACTAGTTCACGGTCTGGTAAGGTTGTGACCGGTACCGTAGAAAAGGTAAATCGTAAGTTTGTTATTGTGCGTGAGAATGGATTGATTAGTGCTAACTGGCGTGTGCCGGCTAACATGTTGACTGTTGCTTAATTAAGTTTTTAATCTCAGAGGTAATCATGGCTCGCTATCAGAAACCCGTACTGAATTTCAATGCCGATGACGTTTGGGCCGCGGCTTGTCAAGCCCAACGCATCAACGGTGCTTATGTTAAATTGAGTGTTATGTCTGAATCGGATCCTGATTTGGAACGCAAATCTAATCGTCAGATTGTTGAAAGCCTTCTTACGGATACTACCCAAATCACCGATAAGGATCGTGAGCAGGGTGTCCAAGTTCGTAAATTTTATCAGGCGTTTACTTTTAAAATTCTCAAAGGTATCAAGCTGTCCGAGTTTGACAACAATGCAATGTTGATTGCCAATCGTGACACGGTTGAAAGTACTTATGATTTGGCGGTGATTGCAAGTCTTCCCAGTTCTTACGAGCGCGGTGTTAAACGTCACAATGCAGACCAGCGTATCTTTTTTGCTAAAGGTGGTTTTGTTGGTAGTGTTGGTGACAAGGTACAACTTGAATTGGATGTTGTCAAGTCAGTGTTTTCTCAACAATGGAACATTTATTACGTAACCGGTATCACAGCCGATGATAAGGTTGTGTTCTTTGGTCATAAAAATGGTTGTGAAATTGACAGGAAAGTTAAAGTACAAGGTACTGTTAAGGCACACCGTGACAACAGCACCCAACTTAATCGGGTAAAGATTGTTTGACATTAATTGTTAAATGATTTATAATAAGCTATCATCAACTTTTGTATAGGAACAATTATGCGTAACTTTATTTTAGGAACCATATTTGGTATTGTAATTTCAACAATCGGATTCAGTGGAATCGCAAAACTTCTTGACAACGGTGTCAATAAGGTCAAACAAGTAACTGTTGAACAGGCAAAGGAATAATATTATGTTTAAATTGTCGCTAGTCCCAATTATTATATTGGTAATTGTTTTAGTAATTTTTGCCCCTTTCGCTCATATTTGGGCATTGAATGTGTTGTTCCCTAGTTTGAATATTGCGTATTCGTTTGAAACATGGTGTGCAATACTTGTTGCACATAGTTTCTTCCATGTTGCTGTGAGCAAAAAATGAATAGGGAAGCTAGACTAACACTATTTTTCCTACTCGGTGTAATAGTGTTATTGCTTTGGATGAAATCAGATCCGGTTGAGGAAGACGATCCTGATGTTGTAACAGTAGACTATCGTTGTTCAATGTTAGACCAATATACGTTTGTACCCGATGAGGTCATCACCGAATGTGCTACCCGAAAAAGAATTTCAGTAAACGGTGTTTAAGGAATAATAATGAGTGCAAGTTGGATTAATAAATTAAATGAAAGCGATAGCCGTCTTTATAAAGAGGATATCGTAAAACAGGCGCTTGAGGCAAGTGTCCTTGGTAGCACAAATGCTATCAATTTTCTTTCATTCACAAAAGCCTGTTACAACCCTTATGTAACGTTTGGTGTCAAACAAATTCCTGATACAGTGGGCATTGTTGATGCTGAAAACCCCTGGGATGAATTTAATGAATTGATGCTACAGCTTAGCCAACGCAGGTTAACAGGTCATGCCGCACGTGATGCTATTCAGGAAATGGCAGAACGTTTTGATAGTAACGAATGGAATACATTCTTAGCACCTGTATTGCGTAGAGACCTTCGTGCAGGTATCAGCGATAAGACAATCAATAAAATCTGTAAAAAGACAGACTACGAGATTCCAATCTTTGGTTGTCAACTTGCAACTAACAGCGAAGGTCGTCCTGAAATGCAGGGAACAAAACGACTTGAGCCTAAACTTGATGGTGTTCGTGTATTACTAATGGTTATACCAAATGACTTTGGAGATATTACAACCATTTGTTTTAGTCGCAATGGTAAAGTATTTGAAAACTTTACACACATCGAAGAACAGATTGAAAAAAATTACACTAAAATTTGCCGGGCTACACGTGGTACGGATCAAGGTCGTGGTCTTATAGATGGCTTTGTACTTGATGGTGAAGTAATTGGTAATACATTCCAAGAACTAATGCGACAAGCACGCCGCAAAACTGATGTACAAGCTACTGATAGTGTGTTCAATGTCTTTGACATTATCCCACTAGCTGACTTCCGTAGAGGTTATTGGAATGCTCAATTAAGCAAAAGAATTAAATTGTTAGAATCAATGCGTGGTGTTATTGAAACAATGCCTAATGTTGAATTGTTACCACACATCATGGTTGACCTTGATACTGCCGAAGGACACGACCAATTGAATCGTTATGCTAAGGATCAAGTGAATGCAGGATTTGAGGGCATTATGATTAAAAACACAGATGCTCCCTATGAATGTAAACGTAGCACAAGTTGGATGAAGTGGAAACCAACAATCACAGTAGATTTGGAGGTTATCGGTGTTGAAGAAGGTACTGGAAGAAACGCAGGACGCCTTGGAGCATTGGTTTGCTCAGGCGTTGATGATGGGAAATTTATTACCGTCAATGTTGGTAGTGGTTTTTCTGACTCTGATAGAGATGATTATTGGAATAATCGTAATCTGGTCATTGGTCGTACTGCTGAAATCTTGTGTGATGTAATTACGCAGAACCAAGATGGAACGTATAGTTTACGTTTTCCCCGCTTTGTCAGATTTAGGGATGACAAATGAATGAACAACTAATTAAAGACCTAGCCAGAAAGGCTGGTCTTATTGCTCCATATGGTAGTGACCGTGAAGGGTTGCGTGATTTTGATTACAGAATGTTCGCCGAGTTGATTGTGCGGGAATGTGTTGATACTGCCTTTCATCGAGGTCATCCTGATTTAGAATTTTTGTTGAAACATTTTGGAGTTGAAGAATGAACATGCCAATCGTTACTGATAATGTAATCAAGATGTGGGCTGATCCTCGCTTTGAAATTCTAGCAGAGGTTGATAAATTATTGACAGGTAGCAAGACATGGGCGGGTATGGAATACACCTATCATCCTATACATCCTGATAAGTATAAACCTGTGGCAGTAAAGGTACGCAAAGCATTGTATGACCTTCAAGCAGAATATGGAGTTGAAGAATGATGAAAGATTTTATGTATGAACAACAACGGGAATCTATCACTGAAGATTGGGGTGATGAGGTTACTGCGACAATGCTTGCTGAAAAATTTGATGTTCCTCGGGTAAGTTATAGAATCTATTATTCTAAAGACAATCTAACCCGTAGAATTTTTATCTTCCGTGGCAACTGCACACAATTTGAAATGGAAACATTGTTAGGTTTGGGTTTTGTCTTTGCACAAGATGGCGATACAGAAAATATCCCTGATATGCCGGTTGAAGAACATTTTGGAATCGAAAGTATTGAGTAATGAGCAAATATAAAACCATATATACAGAAGTTGAAGTTGATGTAGACATTAGTGAGTTTGACAGCGAAGACCTCATTGAGGAACTTGAAAGTCGAGGAATGGGTTTTTCTGTACCAGAATCTAGTAAAAATTTATTAGAAACAATTTGGCTTAAACGCAGAGAAGGTCGTGACTATCAATATGAATTAGACCAACTAATTTATGCAGGACTTGGAAAGATTGTATAATGATTCAACAATGTTTTACTACTGATGATTTTAAAACAATCATAACTGAAGTACGTGATAATTTGCCCTCATCAAAATATGATGTAGGGCAAAAAGTTATTTCTGAGCTATGTTCTAAGTTATTGGAGCAAGTGTCCGCGGCTCATTTTACTAACAAGTTAGGCATTAAAGTATTACCAGGTCGAGCAGATGTTGACCCAGATAATTTATTTAAATTTCCTAGTGGTGACGTACCATTAGAAATTAAAGTTGCCCAATCAATGGGTTCACGTGTAAGGTTTCGTGGCGGGTCATTGTCAGACAGAACCAGTGAATACTTATTTGTTGCACGTAACAAAGACTGTACTGAATTTTTTGCGGCATTAGCACCAATGGTTAAAGGTGATTGGATAGCACAGAACACAGCATACTATGCTCCCTATTTTACTGAAACCATGCTATACAATAAACCATTGAAAATCTTAATGGGATCGTTTGATATAATGACCAAAGGAAAACGCAAAGGTTTGCCTGTACTCAAGCTAGAAAAAATTTAAGCAAGTTTTCCGTTTTCTTTTGCTTTTTTCTCAAACATAAGTATAATAGTATTTTAAAAGGAATAAATTATGGTAACTATTGTAAAACATGAATGGCATCAAGTTGACAGACAATATTGTATTGACCTTGATGAAGATATGCTAAGTGAAATTTATCCAGATATGGATGAAGATGAAATTGCTAAATTGATGCAAGACCTTGAAAATGGTGAAGCTGACATTGAAGAAATTATTAACGAGGCTTGGAACAACGATATTGAAATTGAATGGGACTTTCAATACGATGATTGTTGGACTGACCGTAAAGGTGGATACGAAGTTACCTATGAATATGGTGACAGCGAGAGCTGGGTAGAGGCACAACAAGAACCAGAACCAACACATAAGTGTACCAAATGTCGTTGGAAAGGTAATGTTTACAATACAATTACTCAGCACCTACGTGAAGATGGTTCAGTAATTATAGATTACTATAGTACTGATGAAGAATCACATAATACAAAAGATGTGTGTCCAATGTGTGATAGTGACGTTGAATTAACTGAAGAAGGTATTAAGGATGAACAAGAGCGTAAGGAACGTGAAGCACGTTGGGCGGCATTAGACGATGAAAAAATGGATAATGAATGATAGAGGATACTGATGATTTACCACAGCACTCTTTAAAAGAGGGCATGATGCATACGTTTGAAGATGGTAATAAATTAGAAATAATTAGAATTAACGAGAGGGATGAACGCAGAGGTGGTGCATCTGTTACATATTTTGCCTATCAAGGTCCAGGTATACCACAGAAACTTATACTACCTTTGGTCACGTTTTTAGAAATCTACGGATACCTTTTCGAATAAATACTAATTATGATAAAAAGAATATTCACCTTTTCCAATTTTACACTACTAGTAGCACTTTCATTAAGTGCTGTTGCCGCATGGTATAGTATATCAGGACTTACTGCCATCTTTGCCGGGGCAGTAATCCCAATCATTATCATGGGTTCAATACTAGAACTATCTAAGATTGTGACCACTGTTTGGTTAAAAATATATTGGGAACGTGTAAGTTTTCTTCTCAAAGTGTATTTGATTCCCGCTGTACTTGCACTGGCACTAATGACAAGTATGGGTATCTTTGGCTACCTAAGTAAAGCACATAGTGACCAAAATTTAGTTAGCGGTGACGTTATCGCTAAGATTGCAGTATATGATGAAAAAATTAAAACCGAGAAAGAGAATATTGAAGCAAACCGTAAGGCACTTAAACAGATGGATGAGGGAGTGGACCAAGTACTGGGCCGCTCAACAGATGAAAAAGGTGCCGACAAAGCTGTGGCTATGCGTAAGTCCCAGCAGAAAGAACGTACTCGCCTTCAAAATGAAATATTACAGTCGCAGAAGTCTATCGCGGAACTTAGTGATGCCCGTGCGCCTATTGCCGCCGAGGTCAGAAAAGTGGAAGCAGAGGTTGGACCAATAAAATATATTGCGGCATTCATGTACGGTGATAACCCAGACAGTAACTTATTAGAACGTGCTGTACGTTGGGTAATCATTCTTATTGTTTTAGTATTTGACCCATTGGCATTAATGATGGTTATTGCGGCAAATCAAAGTCGTGTGTGGGATAGAGAAGAAAGAGAAAAGACTGTTTTAGATGCACCTGATTACATGAAAATGTTTGAGGATCGTGTCAAAGAAAATGTAGAGAATCCAATTAAACCTGCGTATGAACCAGATGAAGGCCCCATAAATGAAGAAGCACTAAATGCATTACGTGAACGGGTAAAAGAAGATTTACCCAAAGACGAACTGATTACCAAAACTGAATTGTTTCCCGAAGAAGATGATGACAAATTAGGACCTTGCTATAAATGTGGTACACCATTAATAGACGCACCTGGTATTGGACCATTCTGTCCTAACAAAGAATGTGATGTTGTAGACAATACTTATGGTATAGATTGGGAATTTACTAAACCCGAAACTAAAAAGCCCAATTTTGGTAACGGTAATTATACCTTTAGTGAGCCCATAGTAACATATAAAGAAAACCAACCCAAAATAGAAATCCGTAAAGAACCTACTGTCAATGATGATATAACAGTGGATTCAACCGAAACCATAATTACAGATGGTGTAACCGCTGAAAAACCATACCAAATGTTGGAAGGTAATTACGTGGTTTACGAGGGTAAACACATGCACATGGACGTACTAAAGAATATGCGCCCAGATGTGTTGAAATTGGTTGCGGACAACGAAAGACAAAGCAATACTAGTTTTGGAGTAGAGTTTCCCAAATTAGCAATTAAAGGTGACACTTTTGTCCGTGTTGATGTATTGCCAAACCGTGTGTACAAATTTGACGGGTTAAGATGGATTGCTGTCAATAAAGACATATCCACAAGCTACTTGCATGATATTGAGTACGTCAAATACTTGATCCAAAAGATTGATAATGGTGAATATGACATTGAACTGTTATCCGAAAGTGAGAAACAACAAATCGAAGAATATTTAACCAAAAAAGATGACAAGAATTAAGATTTGTAGTATAATATATACATCATTAACTCTTGAGGATTCAGTATGAAACTCTTAATTATTTCAGCCGCAGTTATGGCATTGGTTGGTTGCAGTACAGTAAAACGTGGTGAGGGTGAAATCGAACCCATCCGCAATCAAAAACTTTCAACATCTTTTAATCAAGATACAATCAAGATTGAAACTGATTGTGTATGGTACAAACCATGGAAATCTGATTGTGAAATTGTTTCTATCACTAGTTCTGGTAGTGCAACTACAAATGGTAATAGTAACAACAATCGCATCACTGCATTAACACGTGCCCAAATGAAGGCATTAGCTAACGTGGCTCACTTTATGAATGAAGAAGTTTCTAGTAATAGGGTGTCTAACACTATTGCCAAGAACATTGAAAAAGCTAATGACCGTGTTAAGTCACGCACTACAACTGGTGAAGCTGTTAGCATGAGTGATACCGAAGCTGAAAAAGATACTAACTATAGCATTCTTGAAAACAGCAATAACACTGCACATTCATTGGCTGAAAATATTCGTGTAAATGCACAGACTAGGTTGCGTGGCTTTTATGCCCTTAAGCAAGAAGTAACCGGTAATCAAGAAGTTACTGTTACTATGCGTTGGGATAAAGACAGCGATAATACTGCGGCTCAATTGCGTAAGAAATTTGGCAGTAACTAAATCATGTTGCGACTACTATGTGTAGTAGCATGTTTATTTGCCTCAATTGAATGTTTTGCTAATGATTACATTCGTGTAACAGCAGAAGGCACTACAGTTATTGAGGCAAAAAATAATGCCTTTAGACAAGCAATACAAACTAGGGTTGGTTCGGTTGTTATCAGTGAACTAGAATCAAATACTAACAACCTAACCCGTGACAATATTTCTTTGTACAGTGCCGGATATATTGATGACTATAGAATTATTTCGTCAACGGTGTTAGGTACAAATGTACGGATCACAATGGATGTTCTTGTTGCTCCTAGTAAATTAATTGACCAAACTCTTAACAGAGGAAAAGTTGAAGACTACATTGACGGTACTAAACTTAGCGATAAAATAAATTCATATAGGACTCAAAAAAACAATGCCAATAGTATTATGTCCGCTGTGTTGAGAACATACCCACAAAATGCCTATACCATTAAAACTAAAGCGTATAGTATTGTGGTTGATAAAAATCAAAATGCTGTGCTAGAGGTACCTTATAAATTGAATTGGAACTATGACTACATCGTAGCCTTTAATGAAGCGTTGAAAATAACACAGGATAATAAATTTAATTTTTTGCAAAAGGCTCCTGCTAATGTAACAGTCATGGCAAAGGATCCCAAAGATTATGTATTAGGAAATCGCAATCATTATCAATTTAATGATGTACCAATGATTGATGATATTAAATCTTCAATGACCGGTAACAAAGAAGTACGCATTAAAATGGTATTGCGTGATAGAAATAATGTTGCACTATATAGTAGCTGTTGGATTCCCGATTCGGTGACAGGAAAAAAAGCATCTTTTTATGGTTTAGGTGATCCAAGCAACCTCATTATATACGGTAATGAATCAGAGGAAAACGTACTACGAGCAACTATTGATCCAAAGTACGAATGGATTTTACAAAAGATAATTACTATTGAAGTATCGGTTGTACCACATAGCAATTGTCAAAATTAAAATCTAAAAAATATTAATATAAATATAACATATGACTAATGAAACTAAACCATTGAACCACTGTTCGTTTTGCAACAATCACAAAGATAAAGTAAAAAAACTAATTGTAGGGGATGATGTTGCTATATGTAGTGAATGTATTGATTTGTGTGTTCACTTAATGGACGAGGAAGCAGTTACACCAGAAACTGAAGTTTCAAAAGAAAACAATATCAAATATGATCCTTGTACTATTAAAACGTTTTTAGATTTACATGTTATAGGTCAAGACTGGGCTAAAACTATTTTAAGTGTTGCTATTGCCAATCACTATAAACGTATTACACATCCACCTAAAGATTTAGAAATTCAAAAAGGCAATGTATTGTTGTTAGGTCCAACCGGTAGTGGTAAAACATTACTAGCTAAAACAGTAGCAAAGTATTTAGAAGTTCCCTTTGTTGTAGCTGATGCAACCAGTTTAACTGAAGCAGGTTATGTTGGTGATGACGCCGAAAGTATGATAGCCATGTTAGTTAATGCGGCTAACGGTGATGCTAGATTAGCAGAGCGTGGCATTGTGTTTATTGATGAGATTGATAAGATTGCACGTAAAAGTGAAGGTGCTAGCATAACACGTGATGTATCAGGTGAGGGTGTTCAACAAGCATTACTTAAACTGGTTGAGGGTACAGTTTGTAGAATTCCAAATGGTGGCGGACGCAAACACCCCGGCGGTGATATGTTAGAGATTAACACAAAGAATATTTTGTTTATTGCCGGTGGAGCGTTTGTTGGATTAAGAGAAGTTATTAACAAGCGGACTAATGGCACTAGTATTGGATTTAGTGCTGAGGTTAGAGACGGCAAAAAAGAAGGTGACTTAGCACTAACTACGCCTGATGACCTAGTTAAGTTTGGCATGATTCCTGAATTCATTGGTCGTTTTACTACAACAGTTAGTATCACTGAACTATCTAAAGAGGAACTTAAAAAGGTACTTATTGATGTTAAAAACAGTTATATTGACCAATACAAGTACTTGTTCAGTATTGATGGTATTGAATTGTCATTTGATGATGAGGCACTAGACCAAATCGTTGATAACTGCTTGACACTAAAAACAGGCGCCCGCGGATTGCATACTGAGATTGAACGTGTATTGATGCCGCATATGTATAACACAAGAGACTACAGAGAAAATAACGTAAAAGAGATAAATATTAATCAAGCACTAGTTTTGGAACCAAAAAAGATTATATGATTCTCAGAGGCAGAAAAGTCATTGTACAGGACGGAAATGTTGAAAAAGCATTACGTAAATTCAAAAAGAAAATAGCAGAGTCTAATTTACTGCAAGAAGTCCGTGACCGCCAAGAATACACTAAACCAACTACTAAGAGAAAAATTGCCAGAGGGCAAGCAAAGAGTAGATGGAAACGACAATTACGTGACCAAGAGTTACCAAAGAAACTTTTTTAACCAAAATAGTAGAATTTTTTGCGTATTTTTATTACAATAAATACGTATTGTAGATGCCGATAGTCGGGTCTACTCATACAGTCATCTTGCTTATATAAAGGAGAAAACAAATGACAAATAAAACTTTAACCCTGCGTTCCTTCGACCTTCCCGCAATTCACAAATTTGGTATCGGATTCGATAACATGTTTGATGAGTTACATAGAATTCATTCCCAACAATCAACCACAAACTATCCCCCATATAACATAGTCCAAATCAATGAGGACGAGTATATGATTAGTATGGCTGTGGCTGGGTTTGGACTTGATAACCTTTCAGTAACAAAAGACAAAAACTTTTTGATTATTGAGGGTAAAAACACAATCAAGGAAGAAGATGTGCCTGACATTAACTATCTACATCGTGGAATTAGTGCAAGAGATTTCCGTCGTGAATTCAAACTTGCAGACCACGTTGAGATTGAAAATGCTCACCTTGAATTGGGTATCCTTAGTGTTCACTTAAAACGTGAAATTCCTGAGGAACAAAAGCCCAAGTCTATTGCTATTACCTACACTAAATAATATAATAGCATGTGTGTAGTCGAAAGGCTACACACTTATAACAACATTTTAAAGGCTAGCCAAACCATGTCAAAAGCAGAAACAAAAGTAAAAATTAGACCCAATCTAGCATTGAGCGAACCACCATTATTTAAAATAATCTATTTTAATGATGAAGTAACAAGCATGGAGTTTGTTGTTGGTAGTCTAATTAATTACTTTGACTACAATATGGAACATGCACAGAACATTACGCATAATATCCATGAAGCCGGTAGTGCTGTAGTAGCTGTATTACCTTACGAAATTGCTGAACAAAAGGGCGTTGAAGTTACACTAGACGCACGTAGCAAGGGCTTTCCTCTTCAAGTAAAAATTGAGCAAGAGGCTTAACAGGTAATTTCTATTCTTTTAGCCCAATAAGGGTTTTTTCTAAAACATCCATTGTTGACATAGTTGATGCCGCTAATACCGACATCAACTAATTTGTCAAATGTCCCAAATGCCCAATGAGTTACTTTACTTTCACTATCTGAAAGTAGGGCTATAGTAAGATTTAATTGATTTTGAATTGTTTCTGGTTGTTGTCCAAAATACAAATTTGGACTAGGAACCGAGTTACTTACTACGATAATCTTTTTAACATCCAAATGTTTTTGTAGTTTTTCAATTGTATTTTTTAGATATAGTATATCTTCATTACGATGTTGTTCTACTAACGCATTGATTTCAGGATTAGTAGGTACTACATTACCATACCATCCGTTTGCCCCCACAACAGCTATGCCATCTACGATTACCACGTGATGGTGCATAACAGCTACATTTTTAATTGTCCTGCATAATTTATGTATTTCAGCAGTACGAGTAGCAATATCATTGGTATTGTTATATTCCATCGACCCTAGCGTGTAAAACACACCCTGATAACAATTAGATAAATGAATTAATGTTTCTCTTATAACTTGTAAGTCATCACTTAAGTTACCCGCAATGATACAATATAAACTTGTAGCTTTACCTTCCCAATTAAAACTGTCCTGATTGTTAAGATTCAGGTCGCTAATTAAATCAAAACCAATCGTGTTCATCTATTATTTGGCAATACTAATTTTTGGTTTTTTAGGTGCCTTAGGCTTATCAGTTGTTTCTTTAACTTTTTTTGCTTTAGGTGCAGTTTCAGTTTTTGCTACTTTTGGAGCACGTGGAGCACGTGGTTTTTTAGCAGGTGTTTCAGCTTTAGGAACAACTGGTTCTACTTTTGCAACTAAAGGTACATTATCTGCAGGATTGCTGTTAGTAATAACTAATGGAATCGGTGTTGTTGCAGGTGGCTCAGGCACCTTATAAGGTACTGTATTATCCCACGCTGGTGCGGGTGTTTCTATTGTCTTAGGCTTACTTGAAAATAACTTTTTCAAAAATTCAAACATATATTCTCCTTTAATTTTGAACTGTACAGTATATTTAACACAGGAACGGCTAATAGTCATTTTTTTATATGAATAAATTATAATTTTGAATAAATACTTATATCATGCGAGCCACAGAATTTTTAACCGAAAGTCCCCTAACCCCGGCAAATTTATTTGATCCTCGTCACCTAGACTGGAGACCTGCTAATTTCCTTAAAAAAATAGTTGACGGGACACCATTCCTTGATAAAGACGGGAATCAATACTTCCCGGACCAAACGCAAGTTGACAATATAGCTACACAAGTTTATAATTTGTTGGATACACTAAAGAAACAACCAAATGCATCTTTACCAAGTCTGTCACTAAAGATTGAAAAAATAGTTACACCTCAGGGTGAAGAATTACCGGGTAAAGTTATACCTGTTAGTAAGTTTGAAAAAGCTGACTTACAAACTAAGAAAGGTCAGGTAACAACTGACGTTAATGTTCAACCAATTGGTATCGGTATTGCAACTGATCCTATCAATAAACCCGGAACTAAACCAAAAGATAAAGTTGTACTTACTACAGATGAAGAAATTAAAAATGCACTAGATGCACATAAAGAAATTCCTGCAGGTAGTTTATATCAAACTATTATGAACAACGAAATACTTGACCAAGCAGGTGAGTTAGGTGCCGGGATTAAAGAAGTTGCTAAACAAATGCAAGCTAAAAAAGTACCTGACTTAAGCATGTATGATGAAACTACACAAAAGAAAATAGCCATCGATGCAGGTGAGTATTTGGGTATACTTGCAATGATAAACGAAGTTGCAGAATTTCCCAAACAAGATAGATTTTTAAAATTCTTAGGAGCGCCAAACCTTAAGGGATTATCACTAATATTCCCGGGTGAACAAAATGCATCATTGAGTGATAGTTATGGAGTGCAAAATGCGGCTACTGGACATACTATTATGATTAGTAGCAAAGGCGGTAAGGGTAGTACTGCATCAGGCGCGGCTCCTGCATTAAGTGGTCTAGCTCCTTCACTTCAAAAGCGTAAGGACAAAATTAAAACAGGTAATTCATTAGACTTTATCAATCATATTATTCAGGTAAAGCCGGTTACCGTTCAAGGATTTGCCGGGATGAATTGGTTATATAATAATTATCCAGATTTAATTCCAGAACAGTATAGCGGCATGCTACCTTTTTACAGCGAAGACATGCGTAAAGTGTTAAAGAACATCAATAGCAAAGGTGCTGAACCAATGCCTGAAAAGTTTAACAAATTAATCAGTGCTCCTAGCATCCAGCAAAGTAAAGGTACTGATGGTGGTAAGTTAGCTTATGTTGTTACCAAAGACTTAGTTAACATTATTAACACAAGTACACTAATTGATAAATTTAGAAAAACTGTGTTAGAGTTATTAGATGAAAACTTTATCCAAATCTTCTCACGTATCATTAGTAAAAAATTAGTTACCAAAGTTCTATGGCCGGGTAAAGTTGACGGGAATGTTGTACTACATACCAAAATGTCACCGGGTAGTCCCGGTGATGCAGGCTTAAGTTTCAAAGTCACAGATTAACCCAATATAAAAAATAACTATCCATAACATTTGAATTAAGTAAATATAGCATGTACAATGTTACATATAAATCTACTTAAGGAGTGTTATGAGTTTAGTACCAATGGTTTTAGAACAAACCGCAAAAGGCGAGCGTAGTTACGATATCTACAGCCGCATGTTGCGTGACCGTGTTATTTTGCTTGAGGGCGAAGTACATGACCAAATGGCAAATCTAGTTGTTGCCCAATTGCTTTATTTGGAAAGTGAAGGTGAAAAAGATATCAGCCTTTATATTAATAGCCCAGGTGGTAGCGTAACTGCTGGTATGGCTATCTATGATGCAATGCAATTTATTAAGCCCGATGTTATGACTATTGTTATGGGTCAAGCATGTAGTATGGGTAGCTTGCTTGCACAAGCAGGAGCCAAAGGTAAGCGTTATATATTACCCAATGCACGACATATG